TAGAAATAGCAGGAGCTATATTAATAATTTTATTGTTTGCAGGGTTACTTACTTATGGATGTTTGTGGGTTAGTAAAATAGGTAATGATGCCGAACAAGAAGCAAATTGTGATACAATGGCTAAGAATGGATATAACACGCACATTGAAATTATACATATGTTAGGGATACCATATAAAGATTGTTACATACAAACAAGTACCGGAGCTGTACCATACGATAGGTTTAGGGCAATAGAATGAATAATAAAAACATTAAACACTTTTTTAAATTAAAAGATAAAAAACTTCGTTATTTATGTATTCATGCGTGTTCAATAACGAACAGTAAGATTACAAATGATTTTAATAAAGTTACTTGTAAGAATTGTAAAAGATTAATACTTAAAGAATTATTAAAAACACCAGTAAAAGATAGAATGGATTTTGAACATCAAATATTAATAAAATATTATGGTGGTGTAAGAGAATATTTATTGTCAATGGGGGCGTTCAAAGATGAAAAGTGATAGATTAAAAGAAATACTAAAACCAAAAGCATATAAAGATTTGATGAAGTTTATGGAAGGACAAACATTTGATATTAATGGTATCTATGAAGATGATTTCATGAGATGGTTTTACAAACAAGGAGTAATAGATTGAAGATGGAATATCATAAAGAATTATTAGAAAAAATAGCAAAGTTTGAATATGCTTATTGTCATAAACCTAAAATTATAGTTATAGGGCAGATAGCATATGACCAATTATTAAATGAACTTATGCAATTTAATAATCATCAAAAAGATTTATGTTTTTTAGATGATTGTACTACCTTTTATGGTATTGAATTAATTCACACACATAAACCCTATGTATTGGAGGTATATTAAATGACTCTTTATAAGTTTAAAAAGGAATTAGAAACTAAAACTAATGAGGTAAAGCTATTGATGAGAATCAATTAAGGAGATATAGAAGATGAGTTATAGTAGATGGGGTAACAGTTATTGGTATACATTTTGGGATAGTAAAACTGATTCCTTTGAGATATGTGGTGTTACAAATATAGGATATTTTAGTTTAAAAAAAGATATTGATGAATGTATTAGACATTTAAAATATAGACTAGAAGAAATAGATAAGAAGAATACACTAATTAGATTACCTACTGAAATAGAATATCAAGAATTAAAAAGTTATATGTTACAATTTATTAACGATTTTGAAGAAGAATATAGGAAGGATGATTTGAAAGATGGGTAGAAAATTAGCAACAATACAAAAAATAAAAGAGTTAAATCCAATACCAAATGCAGATAGTTTAGAACTAGCAACTGTGTTAGGGTGGAAAGTTGTAGTTAAGAAAGGTGAATTTCAAGTTGATGATTATGTTATATATTGTGAAGTAGATTCCGTACTTCCAGATAAACCAGAATTTGAATTCTTAAGAAGTAAGAAATTCAGAGTTAAAACTATTAGGTTAAGAGGACAAATATCACAAGGGATTGTATTCTCAATAGACCAAATAACAAATACATATCCAGATAAATTTATACATCTAAAAGAAGGAGAAGACATTACAGAACTGTTAGATATTACATTGTATGCACCAGAAATACCAGCATGTTTAAAGGGTTTAGTTAAAGGACCATTCCCATCATTTATACCTAAGACTGATGAGACTAGAATACAAGTATTACAAGAAGTATTAACTAGACATAAAGACACTGAATGTTATGTTACTGAGAAGATAGATGGTACTTCAGTTACTTATTATCTCAAAGATGGAGTATTTGGTGTATGTTCTAGGAATATGGAATTGTTAGAATCTGAAGGTAATACTTATTGGGAAATGGCTAAGAAGTATGACATTGAAAATAAGTTAAGAACTTTAAAAGAAGGCACTAGTGAACCATTTTCGTTTGATGGATATGATTACGCTTTTCAAGGAGAGATTGTAGGAAATGGAATACAAGGAAACCCTTTAAAATTACCTGATAAAAGATTGTATATATTCAATGTGTTTAATATCAATGAATATATGTATGAAAATTATAGAGAGTTTGATTTTATATGTAATAAATTGAAATTAGATACAGTACCAGTATTATATGATAACTTCTCTTTAGTAGATGATATCGATACTTTAACAGAACTATCTAAAGGATACTCACAACTTAATCCTAAATGTTTGAGAGAAGGAATTGTAATAAGACCAATAGAAGAGAAGATAGATTTACAAATGAGTAATGATTTTAATAACGGAAGGGTTAGTTTTAAAGCAATTAACCCAGAATATTTAATTGAGGTGGAAAAATGATAGATAACTTAATATTTTATTGGGTTGGTTATGCAGTTATATTGTCTGTGCTGTTATTGATATTATATTTGATTATATGGTTTTTTGTTAATACCGCATTTAAAAATCTAAAAGATTATACATTTATTACATTCCAATATTTATCTAAAAAATTAACACACACGGATATAATAAATTTAGAATTTAAACGAAAAGGAAAAACATATAAAATTATTGAGGTAAAAAAATGAAAACACTTAAAGACATTACAAAAGAATTCGAAAATGACTATAATGAAAATCATCAAGAGGGAACATTTAATATTTCAAACGCATTATGGAAGCAAAAACTAAAAGAAGCAGCGATTGAATGCAGAAATAGTTTATTGTATGAAGCATCAGAGATAGGAAGAAAAACCGATAGAACAATAGTCATATTTGGGATTATAGAATGGATTGATGCTTTCTTTAATCTAACAGAAGAGGACTTAAAATGAAAACACTTAAAGACATTAAACTAATGTTCCATGCACCAGATGGAAAGAAACTATTAGAATATGAAAATGAAGATATTCCTCTATGTTTAGACTACAAAGAACTAAAACAAGCAGCGATTGAATGGATTAAATATTATAGAATCCCTGATAATCAACCTTTTTTTGTTAATGAATCATTAAAAGGATGGAGTGATGATTGGTTTGCTGGAAAAGGCGCAGAATTATTTTTAATGAACTTCTTCAATTTAATAGAGGATGACTTAAAATGAAAACACTTAAAGATATTCCATTAAACCAAGAAGAATGGGAAAATTACGAAGAACTAAAACAAGCAGCGATTGAATGGATTAAAGAAATAGACGATGGTAAGTATGAAGTTGATGACCCATATTGTTGTAAACCTACATTAATTAATTGGATTAAGCACTTCTTTAATCTAACAGAGGATGAGTTAAAATGACGATAATAAAAGATTTAAAGAAATTAGTAGAGTTAATGGAAAAATATAATATTGAAATTATTAAAATGGATGAGCGTGGGCTTGGATTATCATACGCTGATTATTTTAGGGAACAAGGAATAAAAGTCAACAATAGGTGATAGAGAGCATTATTGACAGAGATAACAGAACAAGATTTTAGGGACCCAGTATATTTTCAAAAGGCAGTATTAAATGTAATGCCATATAAGAAACAAAGAGAAATTCTTAGAGACCCAGCTAAAGATAAATATATTTGTGCTGGTAGACGTGGTGGAAAGACCAAGATGATTGCTGGAGAAATTATTCGTGGTAGTTTTTTTAATATATTTCCAAGACAAACAATATTTGCACCAACATACAAACAAACAGACACAATATACAATGAAATTGTTAAGTTAATTACTGATGCTAATAAATTAATGTTAATAAATAAATATGTAAGAAGTCCTAGACCAGAAATACATTGGTACAATGGTGCCGTTAACTATTTTTATTCAACAGAAAATCCAAACACAATAAGAGGAGACCCAACCGATAGAGTATTCTTAGATGAAGCTAATTTCATTTTAGATAAAGCAATGCCTGCAATTCGTCCAATGATATTTGATACCGCAGCTCCAATATGGGCAACAACAACACCATGGACAAAGAATTGGTTCCATAAAAAATATATGGAAGGATTAAAAATGGAAAATCCATTAAAATTAAAATCGTTTCATTTCACGTCATTAGATAATCCATATATTGATAAAGCAACAGTTGAACAAGAAATTTTAGATAATGGTGGAATGAATTCGTTGTATGTTAGAACAGAAATACTTGGGGAATATGTAGAAGATGTTGATATGTATTTTAAAGATATATTAATATCAGATGCAGTTGATAATTATAAATACAATGAGCGGTTAATTGATGCATTAAATTGTGAGTTATTGCCCAAACATGAGTATGTGTTAGGTGTAGATATTGCGCATCTTGGTGAAGATTCAACTGTATATATAGTATTAAAAAAATCTTATTTTAATGATTTATTAGTTGTTGATTATGTTGAGGAAGTCGCAACAAACACATTAGATATTGTTATAGACCATATAAAAGCATTGAATCATAAATTTAACTTTACAAAAGTTTATTTAGATTATACGGGAATGGGAACTGGTGTTGGTGATGTATTACGTAGCCAATTGGGATATATTATAGAACCAGTATTATTTACTAATCAAAGTAAGATGGATATGTTTAGCAATTTAACTATGTTATTTACTAATAAGAGATTAGTAATACCACAACATAATAAATTAATTTATCAATTAAGAGATTTACGATATGAAAAATCAGGTGAAGGAAATTCAATTAAAATTCATCACCCTGTTGGTGGACATGATGACTTTCCATGTGCATTAGCATTAGCCGCATTTCATTATAAACCAAAACAGAAAAAATCTAGTTTTTCTATATATTAATATATAATTATATAATATACTTATAAAGATTTAAATAGTACCAAATATATTTTTTAAATATTATTGAATTATTATCATGTCAATCATCCTGAGAAGTCCGATAGTAAATACATCTAGTGTAATTAATACTAATGTACTTAAAAATAAATTTCCTATTTACGAAGGGACTAAACCGTTATCATTAACAGAACAATTAAAGGGCGAGATTGAAGCGCAGATAATTAAATTTCCATCAATGCTTGGAGAGGAACACCCATTTGATTTTATGCTTGTAGAAAAAGCATATAAAGAAATTGGTTTAGTAAAAGCGGTTATAGATAAGTATATTGATTTTATGATTAGTGGTGGGTTCTATGTTTATTCTAAAGATGCTAGGGCACAAGAGATTATTGAACAATGGATGAAAGATGTTAATTTTGATAGTGTTTTACGTGAATGGATGGTTGAGGCATTAACAAAGGGAAATGGTTTTTTAGAAATATCTGCTGATAAAAATAGCGGTATTAATGAAGTTAAAGTATTAAACGCAAACAATATATTTGTTGTTAGAGATATTAAGGGAAGAGTTGACGGATATAATCAATACAATGGTAATTCAAAAACATTTAATAAATCAAAAGTAATTAATTTTAAAACAAATGAGATTGCCCATATATCAATAAATAAAATTAGTGGTGAAGCGTATGGATTAGGATTAATTTATACGGCATTAAAGACATTAGATTATTTAGCTCAATCTGATAAAGATTCTCATGAACTATTAAGTAGAAAAGCAAATGCCCCATTACATATTAAAGTTGGACAATTCCCTGATAATATTCCATCTGACGAAGTAATATCTGCAATTGGTGCAAAAGTAGAACACATGACCAATAAGGATGAATGGGTAACAGGCCCAGATTATGAATTTAAAGCAGTTGACTTTGGTCAAATCGGAGAGAAGTTTACTGCAGTTGTAGAAAGTGATTTAGATAGGTTGTTTTTTACATTCCAAGTTCCAGAAGTATTAATGGGTAGAAGCGTTAATTTAGCAGTTGCACCAGTTCAAATAGATGCCTTTGAAAGAAGAGTTTTGTCATTAAGAGCAGAAGCAGAACCGGTTATAGAAAATAAAGTATTTAAGAGAATATTAAATGCTAATGGTATTGATGCCTTTGTTGAATTCGGTTGGGGTCAACCTTCTAATAGTCAATTGAATGAAAAGATTGCACAATTAACTAATATGTTACAAGTTGCACAATTATCACCACAATTAAGAGCGATGTTAGAAAAGGAATTGGTTGAGTATTTAGAATTGGATGTAAAGGAATTAGAAACAACGGAAGAAGAAAGAAAGGAAGAGGAAAATAAAAAACAACCAATAATTCCCGGAAGCAATCAAGAACATACACATGATTATATTACAGAAGATTTTGAGAAAGATTATAAACTTAGAGAATGGCTTAATTTTAATTTTAATGATTATGTAAATAGTATATTACAAGTTATTAAGACAGATAATTTTGAAAACCTTGCTGCAAAAAATAAAAATGATGAATTGATTGGAAAACTTTCTGAAGGACAAATTAAAACATTGAAAAATGTATTTAGTGATGGTTTTAAACAAGGTAAAAGTGTAAAGACTATTGCAAAGGAAATATTAAATAAAACTGGTCTTAGGGATTTATATAAATCCGAAAATGGAGAGATTGTTTTAAATGATAAATTAGAACCAATTGTTCAAGTAGATAAAAAAATGCGTGCAAATTTAATTGCAAGAACTGAGACTACAAGATTGGCGTCACAAGGAGCATTAGAACAATATAAAACACATGATATTAATTCTGTAGCTTGGGTTGCGGCATTTAGTGATAGAACATGTCCAATATGTGAAGCAAATAATAATAAAATATATAGCGTTAATGAGGCTGTTGGATTAATACCAGCCCACACAATGTGTCGTTGTACATGGAGAGCAGTTGTAGGATGATAGACTTAGAACATCAAAAACCTAAATGTGCAAATCCTATGTGTAATAGGGATGGTTGGGTAATGATTGGATATTCTTTTTATTGTGGAGAATGTGTAGCAAAGTGGCATAATAATAAAATTAAGCAATTGCAGGATGATATTGAAAATGGTTAAACGAACTTGTCCACATTGTAATGCGGTATATTTAACTGATGCACATAATACCGATTTTATTCATGATTGTAATAGTGGAGTGGAAGCATTAGATAATGAAGATATTGTAATGCCCGGAACATACACAGATTCAAATGGTGTCACATATAGTTTATCAACAAAAGAAGTAATGATAAAATCTGTTGTTGATAAAAGTTACGGACAAGGCGCAGTAGACGATAAAAGAAAAACTTATGATTATACAACAAGAGGAAATAGAAAAACAACTCACATTACAAGAAAACATCAAGAATATATTGACCATGGAACCAATAACTGAAGGCGTAGAAATTAGTATTAAAGAATCTACAAATGATTCTGTAAAAGAAGAATACTTTACTTTAGGTACTGGTGATAGTGGTGAAGCAGAATATATGACTAATAAAATAAATGGAATTCTTAGAGCATTTATTATTACAACAAATAAGCCAGTAGATATACAAGTATCCTTATATCCATTTGATTTAAGTGTGTGGAGTGAATTGCAATTTAATGGAACAAGATATATACCAATACGAAATCCGGTGTATTCATCAAAGAATGAGGTTTTTAATTTTGTTGCATCTGATTGGTATTTGAATGACCCAATAAGTGTTAAGATTAGGGGCCAAAAATTCACACAAGTTGAATGTATATTAAGGTGGCAATAAATGGCAGTTAAACCAAATTCGTTAGAAATGATTAGTGGATTAGTTGCGTATGCAGGTAGTCCGTCTGTAACATTGATTTATAATGCATCAACATTTCCAAATATGACTGTTGTATCAGTTTGCAATACAGGGTCAGATGCTATTTACATTGGAACTTCGGGATTAACATATACAACATATTTTAAATCTTTGACCGATGGGGAAACATGGGAATTTCCATTATCATATATGACAGGCAGTAGCAATAATCTTTATGGATTGAGAAAAACTTCCCAAACAGGAAGTACTCTTTTTATCATGTCGTGGGGGGAAGCATAATGGCATATAGAACTTTTACAGATGAATCCGGAGATGAATTTAGATTTTATTATTTTGTTAACGAAGATGGTGATGACGTTACTAGGATAGAATATAAAAAATTAGGACAGGCAGAGTTTAGTATGATATTCGAAGGAATTTTAAAATATATAGCACCGGAGCAATTTGGACAATGACTACTGTTACACAGACAATGAATCAAGCATCGGATACAGATGGGCATATAAGAGAGGTTCAAATACTAGCGACTGGAGACCCGCCAGATATTAGTGCAGGATAATGTCAATTTCATATACATCGGTAGCAGGAACTACAAACATTGCTGGGCATATTTATCAAAGTAAAGCTGGCACAGATACATGGACTACAAATAGATTCTGTACCAAGTTTGATACTTCAACAGTAATTCCGACTATTGACCAGATAACATCGGTTAAGCTATACCTCAAGGTAACGGCAGTTACTGGGACAGACAATTATATTTTAACAAGTGGAATATCTACTACAAGTAATTGGGGTGTAGCAGTAAATGCAACAAATGAAGATTTTATCTCAACAGCAGATACAAGCGAAGGAACAACATCTGCAAGTTCAACCGGCTGGAAGAGTTGGGCAATAGATAAAAACAATTTGGATTTAGCTGGAGAAACTTGGTTTAAACTAAAAGGTTCAACAGAATATCAAGCATCAACAATTAACATAACATTTGCATCACAAGGTAATGCAACAGCAGGTGATAGACCATACCTCGAAATTACATACACAGTTGCTGGTGGTGTAGTAAAAAAACAAATAGTATTTGCTAGATTTAGAAGGGGAGTGACAAGAAGATGATACCAAAATTAAATGATTTAGTTATTATAGAATATAAAGACTTAACGCAATTTGAAAATTATGACCACACAAATATAGATTCATTATATTGCAAAACACTATATCAACCTGGTTGGATTGTAAAAAACAATGATGGTGTAATAACAATATTAACTAATTACGATTTTGATGAAGAAGAAAGCACATTCTTTTTAATTCCTGAAAGTTGTGTCATAAAAATATACAAAATGAAGGAAAAGTAATGTAATTATATAATATAAAATATAAGATTTAAATAGTACCAAATATATTTTTTATATAAAATATTGCACATGAATTATAGACTAAATAAATTGTGGTCATAATAAAGGGTTTGTGCAAAATAAAGATAGGAGAAAATAGCATGGACAACAAGAAAAAAATTCTAGAATTTAATGTGCCAATTTCTCAGACCGTTGATACAAAAAATGAATTTCTAATAAAGGGTATTGCAATTAATGAAACTACAACAAGAAATGGAATTACATATGTTGCAAAGGAATTAAGACCAGCCGCACCAAGTTTTAGAAATAAACCAGTGTTAAAAGACCATGAAAATAAGATTGATAATATAGTTGGTCGTACTACTGATAATGTATTTTATAACGAAGATATGAATGCTATAACTTTTGAAGCCAATATTAAGGATAAAGAGATTATTAGTAAAATCAAAGAAGGATTAATTACTAATGTTTCAATTGGAGCGGGCGTTCAAAATATAGTTGAAGAAGTTACAGACGGTGTTAAGAAATATATAGCATGTGGGATTGAAGGATATGAATTGAGTTTAGTTGCTGTTCCAGGAGATGGCGGAGCAACATTTGATAGAGCAATGCTAGAAATGTTTGAGAGTTTGCAAACAGAAAATAAAAATATTATAATTCAGGAGGACAAAATGTCTGATATAATAGTACAAGAAATAAAAAAAGAAGACTTTGAAAAGCTTTCTGAAGAAGTTAAAACTTTGCAAGAAACATTATCTGAAAAAGATAAAATTATTGCTGAGAAAGAACAAGCTGAAGAAAAGATTAGGAGTGAAAAAATGGAAAAGGAACAAATAGATTTTCTATTAGCTGAAATGAAGAAAAATTCTGAAGACGTATTAAAAAAAGTTGATGAAAAAATTACTTCATTAAAAGTTGAAGAAAAGAAAGAAGAAACAAAAGGCGAAGTTAAAATCGCAAAAGAAGAAAGTAATATTGATTTAGGCGAAGGTATATTTTTAGGTAAAGATACTGAAAGTACATCTAAAGGCCTTTGTATTTACGCTGAAAAAGTAGATTCAAGTAAATATAAGAGAATGGGGAGGTAATAAAAAATGACAGTTAATCCAAATGGTTATGTTAATGTTGCTGATGGTGGAGCACCAAGAATAATTTCTGGTTATGCACAAGCAGCAATTAGTGGGGGATGGTTTGTTACAGCATCTGGAGCAGCAGCAGTTGTTGGTTCAAGTTTATCAAGTTTTGTAACAAGTGATATAGTATTTAGAACACCAGCAAGTGGTTTACAATTTACAGGAATTGCATTACATAATGCAGCATCTGGTGCACCATTAGCAGTTGCAACAAGAGGACAATTTATTGTAACAGCACAAGCATCTGTACCAGCAGGTTGGCCTATTCAAACAGATGGAGACCATGCAGTTACATTTAGTGGATTCGGTTCCGGTGGACTTTGTATTGGTAGAGCATTAACAGGTGCAGGTTCAGAAGGATTTTGTATAGTGGACATACATGGTTAAGGAGGAAAAAATGACAGAATACAAATATTTAAAAGAATTATTAAACACTGGAGCAGGAAGCGAAGGTAGTTTATTAATTGTAAAGAAAATTTATGACAAGTTAATAGAAGAAACTGATAAGAATTTGATACCAAGAAGTGAAGCAGCTTTATATTTTGGTCCAAGTGATATACCAGGTTCAAGTTTAGACATTGATTTAGTAAATGCAAATACAATGGATGTTAGAGTAATTGCAGAAGGTGCAGAAGTTACATTAGATAATGCAACTTACACATCTGTTAATCTTAAACCAATAAAATATGGTGTTGGATTGAGAATAACTAAAGAATTAATGGAAGATTCTAAATGGAATATGCTTGCACATAATGTAGGAATTGCAGGTAAAAGATTTGCTGAAAATGAAACAGCATTAATAGTATCTGACGCATTAGATAATGCATCAAATACTGTATCTGGTGGTGCAGCAGTTACAATTGCAAACATCACAAGAGCAATGCAGTATTTAGATGAAGCAGATATGTCGCCTACAACTTTATTTGTTGGTAATGAAGTATTACAAGATTTGAGAAACATAGATACTTTTGTAGAAGCAGATAAATTAGGTAGTAGGGAAATGCTTGAAAGAGGATTTGTTGGTAGATTATATGGATTAAATGTAATCAAAGTATCAACAAACGCGGGAATGACAGCTACAACTGCATATGTTACCGATAGAATGAATGGGTATATTATTGCAGAAAAAAGACCAGTAACAGTTGAAGGATTTAGTTTACCTGTTTACGATATGGAAGCAGCAACTGTAACCCAAAGAATTAAAGTTAGACATTTAAGAGCAGACGCAATAGCTAAAATAACTTCAAGTTAAGAATGATTTTTTCATTCTTTTCTTTTTTGTTTTATAGGAGGAAATAATAATGAATGACGGTTTAGGATTTGAGGAAGTAAATAAAGAAGTTACATTTACTGAAATCATTAGTGGAACATATTTTTATGGTGCAGGTTCAGTTGTTACACCAAAAATTGGAGCAACAAATGTAGCAATAACTGGTTCGTTAACTGATGCATTGGGATTACATAGAACAGTTGCAATTGGTTCTCCAGCAACATATGGTGCAAGAATATATGTTAATAGAGGAGTAACGAGTGCAGGTTCTGGAGTATTTATTAGTGCAGGAACAGTATTACCAAGTACATCATATTATGTTATCGGTACACCAGGAAGTGTAGTTGCATCTGCAGTGCCATTAATGGCAAGCGGTGTGAGAAGCACATCTGGAGTTAATGGTGTTGGAACAGCATCTACATATTACGATTGGATGATTATAGTTCCATAAACTTTTTAGGACATTGTCCTTTATTTTTTATTTAAACGCCGAAGAGCAAGACTAGAAATAGTCGATAAGGAGGAAATATGGTTAGACCTAATAGATTAAAAGATTACACATTTCAGGGAGCGGAATTAAAATCAAACGCTGCTGGATTATTTAAAATTTATAGTAATAATCCAATTAATGGTGTAATACAAAAAGTAGAATATATTAAAAATAATTATACTGCAAATGGTAGTTTGTATATAGAAATTTCTGGTACAAATGAATTAATATGGAGACAAGAAGGTTCTTTAGATTCTAATGCATTTGCATATCCATTTGCATATTCAACTAATTCAAATAATACTACAGGAAGTCCACAAATAGGCGCACAATTTGTAGTAAATAACAATATAAGTTTAGTTGGTAGTGGTGTGGGTAATATAACAAGTGGGACAAGAATATCTGTGTATTATATATAATGTTATTTCAACGGAATAATTTGGATGGGGAATTAGAATTTGATACTTTTACAATTCCTGCAGGTAGTCTTATATGCACATCAACTGGTTCACTAAATTTATTTTATACAACGCCAGTTGGTAAGTTAGATAAGATAGAATTTAACACTGGCACATATTCTGATGATGGTGTATTAAGATTAGTTGAATTTGAAACTAATCAACAAATTGCAATAATAAATTCTGGATTATCTTCATTTAAAACATCATATCCAATTGCTTATGCAAAAAATAATCAAGGCGGTTCTAGTTCTTTTATATGTAAAAATGGAATTATAACATCAACCCCAATATTACAAATAACTGGTAATGGTTTAGGTGATACTACATCTGGTGGGGATATTACATTATATTATAGTGATTCAAACAAAAAGACAACAGATGGAAATATATTAAATGGATTATATGCATGGTATAAATTTGAAGATGACAATGCAACTACGGTTGTGGTAGATTCTAGTTTAAGTGGACATAATGGAACAAGTTCTTTAAATACTAGTATTTTTAGTGCAGAAGGAAAGATAGGAAATGCATTTAATTTTGTTGCTGCATCGGCACTTAGAGTTGATACAAATACAACATTATTACCGACGGCAGCAGGTGAATCATTCACTTTAGCTTTATGGGTAAAGGGGTCTGATTTTGGAGTAAACGCTTGTGCAATTGGGCAATATACTGGTGCTGACCCATTAAGAACAGTTTTATATTTTCCAGGAGGAGTACCAACATTTTGGATTGGTGGAACTGCATATTGTTCAAGTAGTATGGGAGATATTTCAGATGATTTATGGCATCATATTATTTTAGTAAAAAATGGGAATGCATTAAAAATGTATACAGATGGCGTTGATACTAGTGCAGGTACACAAGCATACACTGGTGCAATACAAGACACTGATACTTTTATTGGAGCTGGAGTAGATGCAACTTTATTATTTAATGGTTTGATTGATGATGTAAGATTTTATAATAGGGCATTGTCAGTTAGTGAGTGTGTTAGTTTATATAATTGGAGGCCAATATGATTTATAATTTAGGTTCAGTTGCAGATAGAGTTTTAGGAAGAATTCCGAATATTCCAACTACAATTAGTGGAACAGAATTATGGAATATTATAGATAATCAAAGAGTTTATATGGAAGAAAAAACTGGTTTAAATATTGGGTCTACTGCTATAATTGAAAGATTCCAACCAGCATTAATTGCTTTAAGTTGTGGGGCAGTAGCTAGAGCATTATCTTTTGTTGTTGCATCTGGATTAAATACAACTACAACAACTTCTTTAGGTGAATTTAGTGTTGCCAGAAGCAATGATAGTAGTATATCTTCGGATGAAGCATTATCAATTGCTGGAAGATATGAAGTAGAAGGGGAACGATTATTAAAATTTATAGGTAATAAAACATCGTA